GATTCTCTTGTACCACCTCCAGTAGCTTTAGTTACAAGTGTGATAGTCTCATCAGCATTACCGTTTAATGAATCTGTCATGGTAAACACAGAAGCACCGTTCACATCTGTTCCTGATCCTATTGATGCATACTCTATAGTAACAGTATTACCATTGTCTGGTCTCTTACCAATAATGTTATCACCAAATTTAACTTCGTAATAACCATCACGACTTTCTTCTAAGAAATATACTTCTGATGTGCCATTTAATGTGACCATGTTTTTGTTTAATGCATAAACCTTTGTAGTATTTGTTGCAGCCGAATCTGTTATAGATACTTTAACCGAAGCAGTGTTAACATCATTAACAGGAATAACATATGTTTCAAATGTGTTATTCTGATATGTGTAAGTTATGCTTGATAATGTACCTTGCTCTAATTTAATATTAGCGAACTTCCAACCAAGGGTTGCATCATAGTTAATTGTATTAGTAGTTGAATTAAACATAGGATAGTTAACACCATCAATAGTAGTATTAAATTTTGTACCTCTTGTCATAGTTAAAGGAAGCGGTGTATTGCTTCCATCGTGATTCCATAAAGGTGTAGCACTTCCCTTTGCCATGACTAGATCAACATAAGCAACTGAAGGAGCAATTGATCTTGGTGTATAACCTAACAGTTTAGCATGTGATACAACAGAAGATCTTAATTGAGATGTATCAAGGAATGTTTCATTCAAAGCGAAGTTAGCATTCATTGAGTTGATGTGAGTTACATATGCTAACACATCAATAATAGTTGACATGGCAGAGCCTTCGTAGTTATAATCATTGAAGGTTGTATCGGTTGCCTTCATGTATGCAACTAGATTTGTCTTGATCTGATCAAAGTCTAATTCACTTGCTGAAATTCTTCTTTCAATTGCCATTATCGTAATCTCTCTATTGTGGTAGATATATCTAATACTTCATTACTAGATCTAACCATACCGGTTACTGTTATTGTTACTTCGTTTTCCATAGCTCTTGCTTGTATGTTTACGTTAAGTACTTCTAATCTTGGTTCGTGATTAGCTAAAGCTGTACTCACTGAAGTAGACATCTGAGCTGCTGTTATGTTTGTCATATTCTCAAAGAGATATGATCTTAAATTTGCACCAAAGTTATAATTAAATGGTCGCTCACCGTGATTTGTACGGAGTATATTTAACACACTTTGTTTTACAGATTCATTGTTCTTCTTTATTCCAATGTCGTTTGTGTTAGGATTTTGCTTAAAAGTAAAATCTACATCTTTATACGTTTCTTGTCTTGCAATCTGTGCCATATAATCTATTTATACCTATGTGAGTGGGTTAGTGTTACTTTGATTAACATTGTTATTACCATGAACGTGACTATCAAGTTTTTGTGATGTGCTAGTATGAGTTGTACCCTTCGTAAGAGTATTACCAGTCACTTCAACGTTCTTTGCTATAGTTAAATTTTCAGTGACATCAACATTACCAGCCAATGTTATCTTCTTCGTTGTATCAGTTGTTGTTACTGTTATATCTCCTTCAGTAGATGTAGCAGATATATCTCCCTTAGTAGCTATAACAGATATATTTCCTTCAGTAGCTGTAGTAGTTATGTCTCCCTTAGCGGCTGTAGCAATTATATTTCCTGTACTAGAGTCAGCTGAAATATTACCAGCAACTGACGCACTAAGATTACCTGCTACAGCAACATCAATATGACCACTACAAATAATTCTTACGTTGCCATAGACTTCTAGAGTATCTTCACCTACAACTAATCTATAGTTATCTCTTATAATCGTTTCGTTCTTAGAACCATTAGCTGCGATCTCATATTGAGTACCACTCTTATGTCTTTCTACTATACGTTCTAATCCTGGAGTGTCATCGTATTCTTTAACATGTCCACTCTCTGTTTCCATAACATTATTGTATGGATATTCAGGTGCATATGTACTAACCGGTTGATATGTTCCTGCAGGATCTGCAGCATTAGGATCAGCTTCAGCTCTTACTCTAACATTGTTATCTTCTGTGCCAGCGGTCTTTGTAGGTATAGTTCCCATGACCATGAACTCTTGCATAGCTTTATCAGTACACATTCCTACTACTAATGTACCAACTAATAAGTTTACCGAAGATCCTACACCATCTTTAGCTGGAGTATTACCTGGCATCATCACCATACTCCATGCAAGATCTTTTGTTTCTATGTTATCATGAAGACCGTATACATTAACCTTTACCCTACCAAGTTTCTCAGGATCATTAATATCAACTACAGTTCCAAATTTTATTATACTATTATATGCCATTATTCTCTTACTAATCCTAAAGTTTGATGATAACTATACTCTCCACCTTCTTGTGTAAAGTCATGTTGCATATGTTTAACTAACCATTTACCATCATGACGTGTAGTACCTTGTTCTTCGTTACCAGATAATTGAACTTCTACTGTCATTCCAACACCTAAGCCAGGCAATGCTGCCACTCCACTTACGTTCATAGCAGTATTGAATGCTCTTATTGTACCATTGATAACCTGGCTTGATGATACATCACCTTTATTAGCTAATATGCTTTTTACATTTTCATCATATAATTTATCGCTTAGTTTAAATTTTGTTTTAGGTACTGATGTTATTTCTTTTGTAATGTTGTGTGTTTGCTTTGTTTCATCTAAGTTAATTTCACTAACTGCTTCACCAAATAATCCATCTTCTATTTTCTGAACAAGATCCATACTGTATTCTGTCATAACAAAATCACTAGCTGTGCCTAATACTGCCATAGGATTCATTTGAGTCTCTTTCATATCGGAAAGGCCCTGTGTAATAATAACTGACGTTCCGTCTTCTCTCACAAATGCGTTATCAACCATATCATATAAAGAAGTTATTCGTACAGTATTAAAATCAACTAATCTTTCGTACATAAATATACCAGAGTTGTCTACGCAATAAGCATTTGCGACGAGGGTTTTGAAACAATCTTTTGCAGAAATATTAGGTGCAATATATCTACCACTCGTTGATGCTCTTGAATCAACAGCAATTGTATTACTATCTGCACTTACATCTGCAAATATTAAAGAAATGATTTCATCTGATGTTCCATTGTATACTGAATTTACAGTATTAGCAAAGTTAGGTACATGTATAGATTTTAAATGAATAGTATAAGTCTTTTTTTCTGATTGTAAATTCATATCAGTTATTCCATCCATATAGAAACTCGCACTAAAGTCTTGTTCTAAATATGTAAAACTAATATCAACACCAGCTAATTCTGTACCTATGAAATTATCAAAGAAGTTATTAGAGTCTTGAACAGCAATTTGTCCTTGCATCATTCCGAATATACTTTCGTACAAAGTCAATCCATTAACAAATTTACTAATGTCTACTTTACGTACTTCAATTTTTATATTATCTAGATTAAGCATTTTGCATTACTTTTATAAACTGAGTAGATACTACTGTCATATGCTCAGGCTTAATAACTTTTATTTGTCTGTTCTGCTCAGTTACAGCTGACTCATAATCTATGTAAGTATATGCAGTTGTTCCAGCCTCACGACGCTTTACCCATTCTTTAGTTGAATCATCAATGTGGTGATGTGGTGCATAAGCTTGACTCTTAATAAAATTACAAGATACTGAATCTCCCGAAGCTCCACCTTGTATAGTTTCACCAGTCACAGTAAATGTACCTGATGTTTTTTCTATAGTAAGATAACCCATATTAACATGAATTCCCTTTACAATACCTGTTGCATTAGATACAGAACCTACTACAGTTTCACCAAGAGTAAATTTATTATTTAAACTGTCATCAGTGTCTGCAGCAAGATATTGATATTTATTTGTGCAATAGTCTATGAGCTGACCTGAACTCATCGGCCAGTCATCCCATATATTTTTTATCTGAGGATTAACTAATAAGAATGTCCAATGAAAATCTGGCCTGTTATATAGACGTTGGCTTAATAGATCTGGTCTCTCACCATCTATAATTGTTACTGTTTGATAGTAACCAGCGTTATTAATAAGAGCATTAGATACTTTAGCTTTTGCAGTTAGATTTTTTAATATATCAATATTGCCTGATCCATCTACATCTATTCCTATATTTGTTATATTTTTAAAATACATATTTAATACCCCGCCTTGACGTCATCTTTGTATAATGGATTAAGTTCTTTAAGTCCTATAGTTAATGCAATTTCTACTGGTGAATTATTCTTTCTAAAGAATGAAGAATTGTTTGGGTTATATGTAACACCCACATTCTCTACAACAACAGGAGGTAATTGAATCATATCTTTTGAACCATGGAATGATACTACACAATGGTCAGGAACAGTGACTGTGACCTGACTATTTTTTGTGGCATGCATAGACTCTCTAAAGAATTTAATTAATCCAGCTGCTTGTTCAGATTCTTGTTCTGAATCAGGTAGTATAGTCCAGCTAAAAGTAAATGCTCTTAACGGTGTACTTCCATACGCTGCGAATTCGTTTTTATTTAATAGAGCACCGGTAGATCTTTGCATTTCAGCTGCAATAATATCACCAGCACCATAACCAGCTAAAGCACCTAACATTCCAGCTCCACCTATTTTACCCATCGCTGCACCATATACTGAAATTGCCTGTGTACTTGCCAATACTGCTTTATTGTTAAAAGCACCTGAACCACCACCACTAACCATTTCATTTAGACCAGCTGCAAATTGTCTTGTGTCATCATTATATTGTACAGCATCAGTTATTTCAATTCCAGTTGGCATGTATAAACAAATAGAACCTGTGTATGATCTTCTTACTGGTGTTGTATAAGCTTCGATTAATCCCTTTGCAGATTCAAGCGCTTTACCGTTCTTCGTATTACTATTATAAATATCTGAATTTATACCGCCAGAAGATTCCATAATAAAGTTTTCTTTTGAAGTTCCACGGCCGGCAATATTATTTTGCCCTAACGCATCTGCAGCTCTTGCTATTCCTCCAGCTGCATTACTCTTTAAAAATGATGATGTCCAATTATATCCTTTTTTACCTAATTGTGTAAAACTAGAATTGTTCTTAGTTGGAGTACCGTCAACCTTCATGAATTCAAACATCATAAATGGTTCATTAGTCATTTGAGAAAGATTATCCATACGTTTTTTAGCGTATTCAGAATCTTCGTGACTATTAAAGTTTATATTATCTTGATAGGTATCACTACCAACCGTTGATGGGTATTTCCAATGTTGAAATCCGTCCTTATCATGATTGGCTCTTGCGCCCATTTCGAAATCTTGTAATGGCATAATACTTCCTTTGTTTGTATATTACTTATTTATACGGATTATATAAATACTTACATGAAAAAAACATATTCTGGATCATGGAAGCCAAAAAACATAGCCAAGTATAGAGGTAATGTTAACAATATCAAGTATAGATCATTATGGGAACGTAATGCATTTAGATATATGGACACTGCATCATGGGTCAAGTGGTGGAATTCAGAAGAAACTGTTATAGGTTACATATGTTCAACAGATAATAAGGCTCACAGATACTATGTTGACCTCACTATAAGAACAACTTCAGGCCGTACTCTCTTAGTCGAGATCAAACCGTCACCACAAACTAGACCACCTAAACGTAAAAAACTTAATGAAGCATTAACTTATATGAAGAATGTATCTAAGTGGAAGTATGCTACTAAGTTCTGTGAGGAACGTGGATATGAATTTCAAATATGGACTGAGAAAGAATTAGAAGCAATGGGTATACGCACAATGTCAATGAAGTTTAAAGCAAGCAAAACTAAGGTTGGCAAAAAGATATGGAAAACACTCAAGAAAAAGGTATAAATATAAACATGGATCAAGAAGAAAATAGCGACGGCAAATTAGAAATATCTCTAAGAATATTAGGGAATGAAATAATAGGATTTAAAATGATGGTGGATGATTTTAAAATAAAGTTCCTACTAGGAGGTATAGCTGCGATGGCTATCATAGCATATATTATGGTGGTATTTGGACCAGCACTAATGGAGACATTTAACAATGGCTAGTTTATTCGACAAGTTAGAATCAGAAGCATTCCGTAAAGGAATACAAGCACGTAGTAAAGAAGCCGAGAAGTGGTTTGCTAAGAATGTAAAGAAGCTTGGTAAGTTAGGTCCTAGTGTATTAAAAGATGATAGGCTTAATAAGACAAGGATTAGATCTGGTGATATGGTTATGTACACATATAATCCAAAGCATAAACAAACATTGCCTTACTATGATACATTCCCATTAGCAATTGTTGTGGGTAAAGTAAAGGGTGGATTTACTGCTCTGAACTTGCATTACCTACCACCTAAAGTTCGTGCGATATTTTTAGACAATTTAAATGATGTGGCGAATAATCAAAAGTTTGATGATTCAACAAAGTTTAAACTAACATACAAGATTCTACAAGCCACGTCAAAATATAAATATTTTGCACCATGTTTTAAACATTATTTAACACCTAATGTAACTTCTAATGTTATGAAAGTGAATGCATCAGAATGGAACATAGCAATATTTTTACAAACAGCGTCATTTAGGAAAAAATCTACCAGAGTTGTCTGGGGAGATTCAAGGAGAAAATACTAATGTCATTACCAGTAAGTATAGATTCAATGAAGTCTACGATTAATCGTAGAGGTGGTATAGCAAGAGGTAATAGATTTGCTGTCTATATATCTCATCCATCTAAATCTATAAATAATTTGTTAGGATATAATCCCGCAACTCTCTTGAGCAATTTAATCTCAGGTGATGGAATAAATATAGCAGACTTTATTAATGATCCGAGAGATATGTTTCTCTTGTGTCAAACAGCAAGCATGCCAGGTAAACGTATACTT